TGGAGGTGCCAGTCGAGCATCTTCAGGTCATCTCGGAGCCCGGTTTGCTCTGCTGATTTCATGAGCGAACCTCTTTCAGTCGTTTCTCAACCTCGACGTAGTCGGAGGGCCGCCAGACGTAGACCTCGATCCCGGCGGCGTCGAGTTCCAGGTGCCACAGTTTCTGCCCTGGCGTGAGCCGGCCTCTCTGAGTCTTACATTCGACCATGATGAAACCTCGACGCGGGTGGACGAGGGTCAGGTCTGGGTATCCGGGCTCGCCGGTGTAATGGGTCGCCCATTTGCGGCCGAGCTGGGCGGGTCGAGGGTGGAAGCATCGCCAGCCGAGCCAGCGGGCCAGGTCGACGATCCAGGCCTGCCATTCGGCCTCGGAGAGCGATTCGATCGGTTTCTGTTTGTACGCCATGCGCGCGATCAGTCCTTCGGGAGCGCCTGGAGCTCGTCGATACGTTCGCGGCATACGTCGAAGTCTGCCGCCGCCCGAGCTACGTCCTGGGGACTCAGCGGGTTCCCTCGCTCCGTGTTGAGACGCTCCAGGAAGGCGAGCATCTTCTCAGTCGGCTCTTTACGGCGCCCAGAGCCACGAGTAACGGGTGCTGGGTCCTCTGGGGGCGGAGGGACCTCTTCGGACGCTCTGGCGGCCATAGAGCCGGCGATCGCTTTCGCTTTCGACGCTCCAGGCTTCGAGCGGGTGATCTGTCCGCCTTCGGGTTCGGTCCGGTTGCGGATCTCGTCGACGGAGGCCATGCCTCGCTCGATGCCGTGTCCCATGTAGCCGAGAGCTCGGCCGAGCGCCGAGGTATAGGCCACCATGAGCTCGGAGTCTTTCTGGAACGCTGTCCGCCCAGGGAACGGCTCCCAGACGGTGCCACGGGACGGTCGAGGATCGTCGGCGGTCCGATACACCTCGACGGTCGCTTCGATGAACGCTCGATCGCCGAGCTGAACGATCTGATGGCCGACCTCGACGACTCGAAGGTCAGGGTGAGCGTTGAGCGCCATGAGTAGCCGGTCGTGGACTGGGACGTATCCGTCGAGGTTCACTTCTGGACCTCCCAGCCGGCGTCGGTGGAACGGAGCCGGTAGATCTTGCCGTCCTCGGTCATGATCTCGGTCGAGCTGGGGTGCTTGTCGATCGCTGTGAGCGTGTCCATGAGACGTTGACAGGTGGCGATGATCTCGGCGATCGCCTGTTCATGGGCGGCGAGCTCAGCTCGGGTCGTGTTGGGGCTTGTCATTGTTGGTTCCCTTTCAGGGTGTCGGGCCGGCGGAGGTGCCGGCTGTTTAGCTGGAGACTGTTCGAGTCGTGGAAGATGCGACAGCAGGCTCCGGCCCGTTCGCAGGCGCAGAGTCGGCCGTTGATCCAGGCGGAGCCGGTGGGGACCCAGCCGAGGATCTCGGCGACGGTGTCGTCCCAGACGTAGACCGCTACATGGCGTTCGATGCGGGGGTCTTCGTAGTCTTTCGGGCGGATCATGGGGCCTCGGGACGGGTGTGTAACTCGTCTGACCTCGATGTCGTCGCCGACGTCGACGGTGCCGAGTTCGTAGCGGCCCCAGGGGAGGTCGAGGTATTCGGCGACGGACAGCTCGGCGAGGGCGGCCATGTAGTCGGCGACGTAGTCGTCCTGACGTTCTGTCCGCCGGTAGGCGAGCGAGTTCCTGAGCTCCCAGGCTTCGACTCGGGCGGCGGCCTTGTCGGCGGCCTCTTCGGCGAGCCGGCGATGAACCGAGTCGAGGGGGATCAGCATGAACGGACGGAGCTCATGTCCCAGGGCTGGCACCATCTCCAGCCGGCCTCGACGGCTTTCTCGGCGATCTGTAGGCCGATCCACAGGTTCACGTTCGGGACCAGTAGATCGTTCATCGTGAGCCCGAAGCTCTCGACGTAGGGCCTCCAGGTCTTCCGGTTGATCTGGAGCAGACCGTAGTCGTTCGTCGACGAGATGAGGTCGGGCTGACAGCGGGTCTCATCCCACATGATGTCGAGCAGGATGTCGATCCGGTCCTCGGGCCAGCCGGCCCGGATAGCGTCATCCGCCCAGTCTCCACACTTCGCGACCGATACGGCGGCCGGAAGTGTGGAGCTGGTGGAGGGTGTCGCCCGTTCGGATGTCCCTGCCGACTGAGTGTGCTCAGGGGCGACTCCCGTACTGTAGTCGAAGGGAGTAACGCTCGGAGCGGTTGGGATCGTGATCGTGATCGGGCCGGCGAGCTCGTGTTCGGCTGGATGGTCGCCGATCCCGAGGATGGCGGCGATCGTGAGGATGAGCAGGAGGATGATCTTCACGGTCAGCCCTCGCCCCGGTCGGTATGGCGGTCGGCCAGCTGTCCGATGTTGACGAGGTCCCAAATGATCCAACGGGCTTCGAGGGGCTCGAAGTCGGCGGCCCGGAGTCGGCGGTACGTTTCCCATAGCGTCCTCCTGTAGAGAGACGTTCCGAGCAGATGCTCGGACCATTCGAAGCGGGTCCGGTATCCGTTCCGTCGGCGGTTGCCGTCGATCGTGGCGAGATAGAGCTTCATCGGCTCCTCCTATGTTGGGACTAGTTGGGGCTAGGGATGCGGATGATCCGCATCCGGTCCCGGACTGTAGCGGAGGAGTGTGACGGTGTGGTGGATTATCCGAACAGGGCGGCCCAGGTGGCCGGCCCGACGATCCCGTCCACGGTGAGGCCGGCGTTCATCTGGAACGCTCGAACAGCTGAGTCGGTGGCGTTCCCGAAATCGCCGTCGGCGACGAGCGGGCCGGTCCCGGTGCTGTTCTTGTAGCCGAGCTCGGCGAGGCGTTCCTGGATCTCTCGGACTCGGGCGCTCGCCCTGGAGTGCTTCCGGGTCGAGGTGCCGGGATACGGCTTCGAGCTGTAGGCCGGCTCATCGGCCGGCGCTGGGGACGAGCTGAGCGGGAACGATGCCATGACGCCGGGAATCCAGTCGGTCGAGTCGCTGTGTTCTCCGTCGAGCTCGATGTGGATCCAGTCGCCGCCGGGGGCGCCTTTCACGGTTCCACGGTTCCAGCTCTTCCAGGCGTTCCGGGAGCATTTCCAGCCGCGTCCGCCGGGGGCCGGCTCGTAGTCGGCGAGGAACTCTAAGCCGATCTCGTCGGCGTGTTCGATCATCCAGTCAATAACGCGCTCCAGGTCGGCTCGGGAGCATCCAGGGCGCTTGCCGTATTTACGGCGAGAGATGTCAGCGGCTCGGCCGGTGGCGTGAACCGAGAGGGCGTTCTTCCCTCTCATGTTCCGGATCCCCCAGGTCCCGTTATTCCACAGTTGTCCGCCTGACTGGTTCTCGATGGCGGCGACGAAGCCTTCGAGTCCTGGGCGCTTACCGTTCGAGGCGCCGTCTGTGGTGCCGGTGTACGGTCTGCTCATTGGTGTCCGCCTTTCTGGATGGCCTGGTCGAGCTCTTCGTCGGTGATCGTTCCGGTGTCCCGGAGTGCTACGGCGAGCTGTTGGATGACGCCGAGCACGGCGACGCCGCCGGCCATAGCGCAGGCGTGGAGAGCTGATACGTCGAGCATGGCGCCGACGCCGACGTTCGGGATCGCCGAGGCGATGAAGACGGCGATGAGTCGGGAGATGATCTGGGTCGGTGATGGCATGGTGTTACTCCTGTACGAAGAAGAGGAGCACGGCGCAAAGGGCTGATAGGGCGAGGAGGAGGAAGGCGTTACGCATCGGGCGGTTCCGGGAAGATTACTTCGGGGCCTGGGGTCCATGTGTTCGGGAAGTCTCGGAGCGCCTGACGGTACGTCGACCAGGCTTGACGGTCGACGGGGGCGTCGGGGAGTTGTGTCCAGTCGGACTCGACGAGAAGCTTGTCACGGTAGAGCCTCATTCCGTCTTGCCATTGGTCGTCGGTGATGAGGTCGATGGTCTCGGGGCTGTGAGGCAGGATCATACGTCCCTCCGATAAGAGATGTTCATCCAGATTTCGTCACCGGCGTTCAATGCCATGTTGGGGTCCTGGCCGTAGGGCTGTGTCGTGGTCTTTTCAGTAAGCACGAAATAGACGCTATTCACGCTACTGCCGAACACCTGGACGGTGTCGTATCGCGTACCGGCGTCGAGGATTCTTCCAGTTCCGAGCGCCGAGACAGTCTGCTCGATTCCGATCGGGACGTTCACGGTAATGGCGTTATTCCCAACACCGGAACCGGTCATCACGATTCGAGCTTGACAGAACACCCACTCGTCGACCTGTTGATAGAAGAAGTAGCTCGTCGTCGACGCAACGCCGCCGCCCTGGGCAACTGACGTCGTGAACGTGGCGTACTTGATATCAGCATCTATGGCGTCGGCAAGGTTCTCGATCGCTGTGGCGCCGTCGGCGACGTAGTCGGTGGACTCGGGGTAAGGCCACCCGTTATTTGTTGTGGTTCCCATAGCGTTCTCCTAGAGCTCGACGAGACGCGAGCCGCTCCATGTCAGGGTAGCCGGAACGGTCGCCCAGGTTCGGGTAGGTGTGACCTGTTGCCATTGTTGCGCGCCTCTCGAATAGCCGGCGGTCGAGACGTAGAGGCGGGCGTTCATGTTGTGCCGGCCGAGTGTGAACGTGATTCCCTCGACGAAGAATAGGGTCGGGGCGCCCGTGAAGATGGTCGGGATCTGGATGAAGGCGTCGGGGTTGAGGTCGTCCAGGACGGCGAAGAGGCGGGCGTCGCTCATGGGGCCGAGGAGGACGTCAAGCTCTTCGATAATCCAGCCGTTCACGAAGTAGCGGTCGAGTTTGTCGTTAGCGACTGCTTCGGCGTCGGTGTCGTATCGGATCCGGGTCGCTATTTCGAGCTCGTTCAGTCCGTACTCGTCGATTGAGGTCGTGTTGTCTTCGACCCAGTAGCCGTCAGGGAAGTCGGTGGCGTTTTCGGTGCCGAACACTGTAACACGGTTGACGAGCTGGTCCTGGTGACGCTCGAAGCGCCAGACGTCGACGATCTCGCTACCGGTGAACGTGATATCGGGCGTGAGCTGTGACCGGTTCG